TTTATTAACCAAATAAATTTTTCCGGTTAAAATAAAATTGGTATATTAGCAATATAAATAAAACGGAAATAATATGAATAATTAAAATATAACAGTAATGAAAATTAACAGAAATTATCGTTTCGTCCTGACAGTTCTGGACAACGAGAAAATTAATGCGGGAGAAATCCGTATTGACAGCTGTGCTGTAACCGGCGAGAGAATGTTTGCCAGCGAATGCCATTATTATGCCGAAAAAAATATTTTGGAATGCCTGAAAGAGGCCGACAAGAGAAATGACCTGAGCGGTTATTACGGCCATACATACTGCATTTATAAGGAAAACAAGTCGAAAAAGGAAACAACCGAACGGGAGGAGGACGGCAAGAAAATTGTCGAAACGAGAGAAATACCGGGAGAGGCAATGCTGCTCGAAATAATAACCGTGGACGAAAACGGCGTAAATATCCGTTGATGCGGATATTTAGCCCAGGCCGGGAAGGCTGCACAGGAGTTCGACTCTCCTGCTGGGCACAATTGGCAATATTGCCGAGAGAATTAAAATAAACTATAATATGGATAAATTTAATTTAGTAGTACGTGCTGCAAGAGAATTGGCGCGTGCCGTACAAGAGAATTATTATGACCTGTCAGACCTAAATATTATTAATTACAGCGAGGTATGTGAATGGTGTAACTTTCCTGATTTACAAGACGGAGGTATATATGAACAGGCTATTGATGCGGCTGCAAAAATTATTATAGAGATTATTAAATAACAGGAGAATTATGACAAAGAACTATTACAGGAGTGAATACTCCGACAAACAGTGGAAAGCCTTAATCGACAAGGCTACGGAACTGGGTTGCCAAATAACTTATAGCAAGTACGGCAACATAGTAACAATCGACAGCACAGACCGGGAGAGCTCAATAATAGCTCAAACCGGGAGAGACGGACAAGACAGAGCTGTATGGGCCGAGAGAATACACGGCATGATACAGGAGAGCACAAATCTCAAAGTGTGGAAAGTGCAGCCCAAGAGATACCACAAAGGCTATTGCCCAACTATTTGCAAAAGCCAGAGAGTGGCTGAGTTCGAGCAGGAGAGCCTCGAGAGAATAACAGGCTTTGAATGGGTAATAAAAGTAATGATGGAATAATATGGACAGCAAGAGAACTTATGTGTATAACGTGGTGCTGCGGGAGAATGACGTATGCCCACAGGGTGAGCTCCTGACAGACAAAGAGCTCGAGAGAATGAAACAGCATAATCCGAGGCGCGATTGGCCGAAGGTAGCAAAGGCTAAAGTATATGCCGAGAGTTGTTACATAAGCTTTGGTGTACGGTTTGGACAAGTAAAACAATATATAAATACAGGAGAATAATATGAAGAAGACAGTTTATTTGTACGTTGAAAGAGACGACAGCGAATACGACTATAAAGCCGGATTTGCAAGCTACACTGAGGCAAATCACTATCGGCAAAAATGCCAACGTAGATGGATAGACCACTGTGACTATGTGTATCTTTGGACCGGTTCCGAGAGAATTAACCTCACAAGAATGCCGAAAGACGAGAGAAACAAATTGTTGAAACAGTTTAACATACCGGAATAATGGAAAATAACCAACACTATTTAACGAAAAAGTTCTTAAAGCAGTAACCAGATTAAAACAAGAGAATTAACAAATAAAATTACAGTAATATGGTAACAATGAAATTTTCAGCAACCAAGTCAGAAACATTGTTTTTGACACCGACAATCGCAGCTGAACAAAACAGCTCAGAAACAGCAATCCGATTTGCTCTTTGGCACAGCGTGTTCAGTGTAGAGGTAAGCAAGAGTTATAAAACTGTAAAAGCTAAATAACATGACAAGAAACGAAATATTTGTAGCGGCTTATAGGCTTGAAGCTTATGATAATTATGATGCCTTAGACGGCTTCATGGAAGCAATTTGCGATTATGCAATAATATCTAAAGAAACAGATTATGCGCTTACAGTAGTAGCTTCTTCAGAAGCCTTGAGCCTATCAAGATTGGCTAATATGGCACTCAGATTTTTTGGCAAGGAGGGATATAGTATAAGTACTCTCGGACTCTTAGGGCCGTTTAAAAAACTCAATTGATATTTTTTAACATAAAACTTGGAAAAAAGTTCCCAAAGCGGCTCAATAATTCAAAAAAACATAGTATATTTGCAATATCAAAATTAAACAATAACATTTTAATAACAATTCAAAATTTACAGTATTATGGTAACAAAGAAATTTTCGCAGATGACAACGAAGAAGCTGAATGCTCTTTTGGCAACAGCAAGTGATGAAGACAAGAAGGCTATCGAGGCCGTACTCGCAGCTCGTGAACAGGCTCAGGCCCCTGCTGCTCCTGCAGCTCCTGAGACAACCGCAGAAGAGACTCCTGCCGCTCCTGCAAGTGAAGAAGAAACTCAGCTCAGCCCTGAGGAAGAAGCAGCTATCAAGGCAGCTGAAGAGAATGGCGGACTCAACCCGCTTTACAATGGCAGCAAGGCAACTCAGGAGAAAAAGCCAAAGATGACCGATGAGGACCGTCATGCACTGGCCGAAGAGCTGAAGAAGAACGTTAACCATCGTTGTCAGGCAGTTCCTTTCAACACCGCAGAATGGGTTGATGGCTATATCGCCGGAGTGATTGAAGAGAAGCGCAGCAATAAGGTGCTTTACGCAATCAAGACAGATGACGGACGCCGCATTATTAAGGTACACGACAGCAATCTCGTTCGCATTCTGGACGAAGTTGTTGAGCCGGAGAAGAAAGCCCGTGCTCGCAAAGCAAAAGACCCGGCAGACAAAGTTGAATGGACGCCGGAAGCAATTGCCGAAGAGGTTAACGAAGTTATCGGCAATGTAGGTAAAACGGTAGAATTTGAGAAATACCGCACTACAGACGAAAACGGCGAAGAGCACATTGAAATGGTAGTTGGCCGTATCGTGGCAATCGTGCCTGACAAACGAGCTCAGCGCTTGCTCTACCGCATTTCAGTTCCGGCTCCTATCGAAGGCAATCCGCTTGCAACGAAGACTATGCATAAAGTCACAAAAGCTGATGGCCTTAAAATTGCCGAAGAGTTCGACGAAGAAGGTGCACAGCTCAATGCCAAGTATTTGGAGCGTCGTGAGGCAGCAGCAACCCGCACTCCGTTTACTCCTCAGGACCGCGTAATTCGCTGCGAGGAGAATGTGAAGAAGGCAGAGGAGAAGCTGCAGAAAGCTCAGGAAGAGCTGGAAGCCAAAAAGAAGCAGCTCGAGGATGCAAAGAAGGAGCTGGATGAATATCTTGCCGGTCAGGCAAATGAAGAAACTGCCGAAGCTCCTGCTGAGACTACAGCCGAAGAGGAGTCACTTGCATAACACAGCCACCTGACACCGTTTCTCCCATGGAGCCGTCTCGAAAGAGGCGGCTCTTTTTTTGCTGCATATCTAAATATGCGGCTATTTTTGTATTATTGCGATTTATGTTAAAATATGTAAACTCATAGAAACATGCTTCTTTCGCGTTCTAGGACACTTTTTAGGCTTTGAGTGTACTATAATATGGGTTAACTCAATTCGACGCGATAGAGGTCAAAAGAAGTGTATCTATCAATGTATTTTTATAAAGCCTATAATATGAATTGAGGCATGGACTTTCCTGAGCTTTAAGCCACCAAGCAGTTATATAAATAGCTGTTAAATTTATGGCTAAAAAGTTGACTCATTTTCTTGGCTTCTAGGACACTTTTATTTGAGAATAATAGTAAACTAAATCTATAAAAAGAAATGAGGAGAGAATGAACGAGAATAATGAAATTTCATATATTTTCGAGGCATTTAGAGCTCTATATTTTTATATTAAAGCCGCAATAAACCAGTGAAAAATTTTTATGTTAAAGTCTGTAAAACAGTAATTTACATCAAGATTATTTTGTACTTTAGCCTATAAAAGAACAAAAGTAAAACTGTTAAAAATGTTACACACTAGAACGCATAAAAGCCGCATGGCCATTATGATTAAACAGCTTATGCCTGAGTGTACAAGCTGTGTAGTCCGCGTGCACAGTGGACTATGCAGCAATTGTCCACATTGGACTCCGAGTGTGGTACAGGAGTTAACAGAGGAAATGGCCGAGAGAATATCCGCCACAATTGGACAGGAGAATATCACAAGGCCCAACGAGAGAAATGTTGAACAAAAATAAATAATTGCAATATGGAAATAAATGAACAAGAGAATACCCAAGAGGTACAGCAAGAGAATTTGCTTGATGGCTCTCAGTCAGTTCAAGCAATGCAAGAAGGAAATGAACTGCCAACAGCTGTTCAATTAGTTCAGCCTCAAGCTGCTTTAGATGAAATAGCGGAGCTTGAGAAGAAATATCGTGAAACTATAGAACGGGAGAATAAATGAGCAATTTTATTTTAGATTACAGCAAAAAGCAGACTTTGCAAATATCAAATGATGCTTTTTACTTTTTGTATTATGGTGAAGAGCCATTAGATGAAGACAATTTGGAAGAAGCCAATGAGGTATCTGAAATGTTTTCCAATAATTTTTATATAGAAGATGATTGGAAAGCAGTTGATGACTCAGACCTTATAGAATGCACCTTTGTTCCGTATGTTGAAGACCAAGCCGATTATGATGAATATGAGAACCTTACTAAATATATTCAGCAGCAAATAAAATGGCTTGATGCAAATCATATTAGAGTGTGGTGGTTTAATAACCAAACTGGAACGAGAGAATTACGCGGTGATTTTAAGGTTTATACCAATAAATATGGCCTTAAGTGTTTTCATACAGGCAATCAAGATGAGGATTTTGCGACAGGAAAAATGAGCTTGTATTTTTTGAAGAATTTCAAGAAGCGCATAACTTAACAAGTGAACGAGAGAAATATAAGGCAGACTACAGAAAAGTAGTCTGCCTTTTTTACATTAAGCTTTCATCTTCTTCTATAACGAGAGAATAACCGACTCCTCGTATGGTTTCTATAGCTACTCGGTTATCCATTTTAAGCATATTTCGCAACATACATATATGGACGTCTAAGCTACGTTTATTAAAGTAGTTATCATCAGTCCATACTTGTTGCATAAGTATTTTCTTAGGTAATGTTTCGTTTTTATAGGCACATAATAAAGCAAGAACTTGGCTTTGTTTATTATTAAGCTGTGTTTTTACATTGCCTATAGTAAGAATTTTATCTACTGTATTAAACAGGTAATCGCCTATCTCATAAGATGGCTCTATACTTCTTACTCGCACGCCACATCTTTTTAGAACGGCTTTTATTCTTCTTATAAGCTCCTCAATGTTATATGGTCTTATAACATAATCATCTGCGCCTTCATCAAATGCTTCAATAACATACTCATATCGGGCCTTGTCTGATACCATTATTACAGGTATTTTATCATCTGATTTGCGCAAAAATTTTAATGGCTTTAGCTTCATAGAGACATCTGTTGTTTTATAATGGCTTAATATGCATAAGTCATAATTCTTTTCTCTGATTTTGATTAGTATATCATCCTCAGTTGAAGTTATTATTTGAAAGCCGTTATACACCAAATAATCTACCAGGATTTTACAGTCTTCATCTTGATAGATTAAAATTCTTGGCAATGCTAATTTAGTGTTATTACTTTTCATACCATTTCTTTAATTTTGTTTTGCAAATCGTTATATAAAACTTCATACCAAAATGGATTAAGCCTTAACAGGTCAAAGTATGAATATACGCCTTTTTGGTATATTAAAGAAGCATATTTAAGCTCTTTGTCTGCTCTTTTTTTAAGATGCTCATGATAGAACTTTATGGACTGGTCTACATTTACCAAGAATGGCGATTTATGCTCTATAAGAACTTTCTGCTCTGTATTTTGAGCAAAATAATATGGAATATTAGGCATTGCCCAAAAAGTTAATCCAGCACCGTATTCCTCACTTGCTTTATATAAAAAGCCAGGACATGGACGAATTGAGTCAGGATATAAGCTTTTACATATTCTTAACCTACGTGGAATAAAAGGATTAAGTAAAGTAGTTAATCGCTTGTTTATATAAGTTGAGTATTTATCAACCATTCTTGTGTGTTCTTTAACAAGTGATGAAACTAACAGCTTAATCCTTTCATTTCCTATAGGGTCACTCAGGCGTATATATTCTTGCCTGAAAGCTTCACGCTGAATACGTATTCTATCTTCTTTAAGCTGTTGAGACTTTTTCCTTTTAGCTTCTATGCTAGCCATTGCAGCTCTGCGCTGTCCCTCAGGTCCAAACAGTTTTACACCTTGGCAATTGTTTGGACCCAAGCCTGTCCATGGCATTTTATCTCCATACCTAGCTTCAATCTCTCTGTTTTCCTGCTCTTCTTCAGATAATTCAACATGCTCTTCTTCCAAGGTAATTTTTTCAATTGCCTCAGATTGAGCCTCTTGAATATCCTCATCATCGCTTTTAATTTCATCGAGAAATTCAAAGAGTTCCTTTTCGGTTAAGTCTCCATATTGCTTAATATCTTCCATGCCACTTAAATAATGACTTGATTATATCTTTTCCAGCTTGCTTGTTAAGCAATCCAAAGTATGCGATTGCAAGTGTGAGTCTTGCTATTTTATGCAATACCCATGCTAATAGATATATAGGGAAATAAAGTACACCTACACATCTCCATAAAAATTTAAGTACCTTTTTCATTTTCTAATATATATAATGGTTGTTTTATTTCTGCAAATTGTGCATTTATGCGCTGCATATTTGCCCGCTGGTTTATAGCTTCTTTTATTGGGCTTTTTATTTCTTGTATACAGCTCAATGAGCTTATTATGCTAAACGGAGGGCATGTCATATAAACATCGACTAATGCATCAACTAACTCATCTTTGCTTAGTTTCTGCAGATTACTCTTTATTATCTCCCTTATTGGATTGTTCATCTTCTGCTTGCTTTAATTCAACATAAGTTCTATGAAAAGCTTCATCACCTATTCCTTTAATAAAAGTTCTAAGTGTAGAAGGATATTCGCTTGTATTTATAGTCTTATCGACTACTTTCGCGTAAAGAGCAGCAAGAGCTTTAAGCCCAAATACCTTTTTCTCTTGTAATCTTTCAATGGGACCTCTTTTGAATTGAACACCTGGATGTTCATTCATAATCTTCGTACGAGTTAAGTACAAGTCCTTAATCAAAGCCTCAATATGCTTTTCAAACTGAGGCATTTGAATAATATCAATAACTTTCAAATCTTCCAGCTTCATTTTTATAATACTTTTCTTGCATATCGAAATGTCTCTTATATATATGCAAATCATGAGCAAAATGGTAATAAGTGCCTATTGGCACACCGAGCTCATCTGCAACTAACTGTTGAAGCTTTGTCCAGCAGTATTGGTCATTACAAAAACCATAAACCAGATCGTTGCTTCGCATAGTCACGCACATATCAAGAGTTCCTATTTGAGGCTTAATATCGAATCCGACTGATAATGTACAAGGTGTATCATACTTATAGTCATCTTTTTCTTTGCCGTCAAATATAGTAAGCCAAGCTTGACGGGTATCTTTATTCTCTCTAAGCTGCTCAATGCACTTTGCCAATTGGCCATTGCGAGTCCATTGCCACCCATAATTAGAATTGACAATGTTATCTCCACCATGCATTTTATCCCACATAGGAGCATGCTTTTTAATTTCAGCTACACTCCTATCTCCAGACATATACCAGGCATATTCGCGCTCTGCATATCGTTCGCTGAATTTACGCCATTCTGTTGTTATGACACGTTGCTGAGGATTAAGTAAATAAAAACCAACATTGTAAACAGCTTTTGTTCCAACATTAGTATTTACTCCTTGGCCCATAATAAAAGCATATAGGTCTTCAAAAGCCTCAGTAGCATTTTTATAAGCTATATTCATGCCTCTTCATGTTCATAAGTTAATACTAGAGTTGCTCCATAATCATACCAAAGAAGTTCTTCAAGCTCTTCTTTAGTATGGCAATTGTATCTACACATTTCAGCCTCTAAGTCATTAGGGCTGTCTATTATTAGTGTATTTTCAGCTATAGTTGCCATATCATTTAACTATTTTATTAGTGCTACTGTTATAAACTCTAAACAACAACTCTTCAGCTTCCTCATTCATGGCATTGCAAATACTTATTGCTTCTTCCATAGATAAGCCTGTAAGTTCTTCATCGTCATCATTTACTGCAATTTCGCCAGTTATAACTCTAACATCAAATGAGTTTGCAGAAGCAAAAGCCTTAGCAGCATCAAGAGCTTGTATACAAATATAGTGTACCGCATCCCAGTATATATAAGATAAAGCGCTTGTATCTTTTAATATATCTATATAAAGCTCTCTTAACTTTTCTGGCTTAAACCATCCATGCTCATCCATTCGTCTATATTCAGCAAGCCATCTGCCATATCCATTTGTGGCCTTAAATCTGTTGGCATAAACAGCCACAAATCTAAGAAATTGGTCTGTATAAACGACTTGTGGAATTTCAACTGTTTTCTTCTTGAGCTGTTTCATGTGCTTAAAGTTTATATATTCTCGCGCGTTCTAGAGCACGCCTATTATTCCATTATTATTCAATCATTCATGTACTTAAAGCGCGATATTGCGCGCGAGAATAATGTGAAAATCAATCCTTAGTATGACCCAGTAGACCCGAGTGCTCCATCGCCACGCTCAGATGAACGGCTGAAAAGCTCTGACTCAGAAACTTCTTCAAGGCCTTCATACGATACAGGCACAAGAATAAATTGTGCTATTTTCATACCTGGCTTAATGTGGACCTTGGCTTTGCCGACATTAACAACATGTATATGAATTTCACCTTGGTAATCTTCATCTACAATCTTGGCTCCGAGGATAACGATGCTTTCAAATGCTTCTGCTTTCGGTGTTCTACCAGCTCCAAGGCAAGCCCATTTAGAAGTTACAACTCCTGATTTATCGGCTGCCATAAGCATATATCCTTCTGGAATTTCCATCTTAATACCTGATGGTATCAAAACATCAGTTCCTGGATTTACGATAAAGCCTTTGTTATTTCCAAAGTTAGGAACGAAAAAATCAATTCCTGCTGCTTTACCAGTCCCACGAACAGGAGACTTTACATTTCTTATTTTTGCAAATTTCATGACTACATCATTTTAACAAGTTCCTTAGCTGCTGTTTCTACAGCTCTAGCAAGTCTATGTTCAACTTCTGGACTTATAAGGCTGTAAACTCCTTCTTTTTCAAAAGCATCAGCCATGATAGCTCCAATTTTTGAAAGCTTAGGATTAGAAGCGTTAATGCCATGCTTATCCATAAGTTCTTTATCGTACTCATACTTAATACCTCCTTCTACAGGAATAAGCTTGGCTATTTCTGCATGAGTATTTGACTTTCTGCTCGTAGGAACAGTGATAATAATCTCCTGATTGGTTGTCATGCACATATCTGTGCACATTTCCATTACTTCATTGAAGTTGCGTTTAAACTCTCTTGGAGTTACTGAAATTAAACTTTTCATAATGATGCCAAATTAGCAATTAAGTCCAACATATATGTTTTGTCTTTATCTCTTCTGAGCTTCATCTTATCTTTTAAGGCGAGAGCTACTAGCTGAACATTTATAAGATGATGTTTCGCATGAGACTCTTCGATTATATCGATTATATCCAATACTACCCCTTTGGATATAATCTCATCGTAGCTTTCAGTCTTGTCAATGATAGCATTTATCTTGACTCCACCGATTACAAATGAGTAACACGTGCTTTCTTCATAGTTTTCATTCCTAAGGTCAGACAGGAATTGAAGTTCTTTTAACTTTGCTTCCTGCTCTTCTTTCAGATGAAACACCTTTATATCTATATCCTGTGGATTAGACGGAACTCCGAGCATAGCCAGAGCAGTTGTACCTGTTACCATATACTCAATTCTATTTGCATTGCAAAAGTCATTGAGTTTGAATAAAGCTTCTTTTATCTTCATATCTATTACATTAAATCGTCATCTAATAAACTTGGTTGCTCAGTGACTTTAGGAGCAACTTTTACGTCTCCAGGCTTACGCTTTAATACCCAAAGAGTATTACGTGAAGCATCCGGGAACATAGGAGCCATTATATTGGCAATGAGGTTTGAGTCATAATACTCTTTAAGAGCATCAAACATTTTCTGCTGCCAATCATTCATCAGTGGCTTATAGTCTTTAGCCGAAGCAAATGTACCGAACTTCTTTACTATGTTGAAATGTTTCAGCAATATGCCTTCAAGCTCCCAATGGTCAAACTCTTGCACATCAACTCCGCGGCCATCGCCTGAGTCATAAGTATGATTACCAGCTGCTCCTACAGATGGGTCATAGTTTGGAGTTGAAAGGTAATAAGTAGCATTATTATTGCCACAAGCCTTGAAGTTCTCCAAAAATGCATCTGCATTCTGTTTGCCAACATGCTCGAGCACTTCAAAAGCACAGACTTTGTCAGCATTAAACTTGCTGAAATCCATGTAGTTTTTAACAAGGTCAGCAACATAGAAATGAGCCCAAGGTACATTGGCATACTTCTCAGCTGCTTCTTGAATTGTTTTTTCGCGAATATCGATACCGATATATTCTTTTTGCTTAAACTTGTTTCTGTATAATACCTCAAGCAAGTTAGCAGCTCCACAGCCAAAATCAACAATAGACTCACCAATTTTGGCTTCTTTCAAGATATGAGTCCATCGCAGATAATGTGCAAATTGGTCTCTGTGAAATACATGACGCTCAAAGGCCTGGTCAGGTCTGAGGTCTGTTGTGTTATAAACTTTTGCCATAATTAAAAAACTGTTTATTTATTGTGAATATCTTTATGCTCTTCCAGATAGTCATTCATAGAACCCATGTAAGCTACTGCGTCAAGAAGATTATCCTCTTTGTGTGCATAAGCCTCACGTGATAACTTAAGAGCTATCATAGCTCTATACATACCAGCAGTTGTTATTTGCTGGTCTTTAGGCGACATCAAATTATAGAGAGCTGCTGCTCTTTTCATTGATGCCTGAAACGGCCCGTATTGACGCTCTTTTTCCTCTGAGCGCTCATTTACGATTTGGTCTGCTTTTTTCAAAATGTTACTCATTGCTTAAAATTATTTATTATTTTGTCTTTTAAATCTGGATTATCCTCAAGCATTTCATTATTCTCTTTTAACAGTTTAAGTATCTCGCCCATTACAGCATTGATTTTAGTTCTGCTTTTAATCTTTTTGCATCAGCACCTCTAAATGTTTGTGCATTTGCCAAGAAGTATCTAACAATATCTCCTGCAGTATCATAAAGATACATAGCATTCGGGTCTGAAGTGTCAAGTGTTAACATTGCCTCTAAATAAGGCACTGCGCCAAAATATACATTAAGCCATGTTGACTTTATATCTTTGGCTATTTGCTGAAAGGTTCTTTTCTTGTCCATTTTATTATCTTTATTTAGATATGCAAATATACTAATTTTCTCCGAGAATAGAAAATTTTTTCATTATAAAATGCACTCACTTAACACTTCTTAACTTGGCCAGATTTTATTGCTCTTCTGGATATTCTGTTTGCAGTAATTCTTTGCAAAATTGAATAACTTGCTCATAGTTATTATATGCAGTTTGAGTAATAATTCTCCGCTGAAGTATCGTTAGTTTATTTTTAATAATAAACTTATTTATGTTAAGAGAGAGAGCTTTATCATTGCATCTTCTTTTATCTCCTAACTGAATAGCTAATTGAGCATAATGAATACATTTCTTTATATCCTGCGCTCCATTTTTAGCTTTATACCTACTAATATATTTTATAATGCATCCTTGTATAAAGGAGCATCTTAAAGCAGTTATAAGCTCTATTGGTTGCATAGCCATATCTTTATAATGACTTCCGCCTATTTGTATATCTGTTGCTTTCATATCAATATACTTTACGTTTACGATTATCTGGTATATACCCATTTGCCACTCTCAGCTCATCCATAAACATAACAGAGTTGTAATGCTTAGGAAATTCTCTTATCACCTTAAAACTTGCTATTTTGTCTTTCACAAAGCTATTATCGCCTACGGGTTCTACATATCCAAGCTTTACAAACTTATAAAGATATGCGGTTTCTGAGTTTCTACCTGGTTCTTTACCAAGCAGAATTTCTTTTGAACTTACTACTTTGCCAACATTATTGTTAACAAATTTTACCATTTCCGGAAATACCGGAGCTTGTTTTCCATTACGTCCCATATTACATAAATTTTTTATATTTGTCAATTTTTGCTTTTATGCTATCCATTAAGGCATTTTGCTTTTTATCTTTTGCTTTAAGTGCTCTGATTACATCTCCATCATGAGTGCCTTGCAATATCAAATGATTTATAACAACATGATTTTGCTGTCCTTGTCGATATAATCGAGCATTAAACTGCTGATATAATTCAAGACTCCATGTTTGCCCAAACCAAACTATTATACTGCCTCCTGCCTGAAGATTAAGTCCATGGCCTACTGATGCTGGATGCGCTAACATAACTTGTATTTTACCAGCATTCCAGTCTTCAATATCTTTATTGTTTTTAAGCTCTCTTGGCTTATATTTTTTAAGGTACTCAACAATTCTATCTCTATCAAACTGATAGGTCCATGCCACAAGTACAGATTGGCCATTTGCATCTTCGATTATCTCCTTAAGAGCTTCAAGCTTAATATCATGAATTGGAAATACATTTCTTTCTTCATCATATATAGCTCCATTGGCAAACTGAAGTAATTTATTTGAAAGGGCAGCAGCATTGACTACATTTACTTCCACAGGCTTTTCAACAAATACTGAATTGCCATTTTCGTCTTCTTGCTCAACAGTTTCAGTAGCACTTATTAAGTCAAGCACTTTATTCTTTTCAAAGTCATCATATTGCTTCTTTAGAGCTTCAGGCATTCTAAGCTTTATATAGTTATCTGTCCTAAACGGCATTTCAAGATAATCATCAGCTTTCATGCTTATGCAAATATCCTCTATTTTCTTATGTATTAGATATTCTGAGTCACTCATCAAATCGTATGAATATACGACATGACCATTTGTTTGACCTGGCCGAAAATACCTTTCTCTATATCTGGATATTGTCTTTTCAAGGCGCTCGCCTCTATCCATAAGATATATTTGAGGCCACAAATCAATAAGTCCATTTGGAGCAGGTGTACCAGTTAGTCCTACTAGCCTTTTAAGATAAGGTCTTGCGCCGCGTAATGCCTTAAAACGCTCTGATTTATAAGACTTAAAACTGCTAAGCTCATCAACTACTACCATATCAAAAGGTAATTTGCCTCCGCCATATAAAGCACAAAGCCATGCAACATTATCTCTTGATATGATATAAATATCAGCTTTTGTTTCCATAACAGCTGCTATTCGCTGTTTAGCAGTACCTATAATCTTAGAAAAGCGCAAATGCTTTGTATGTTCCCATTTCTCTGCTTCTTCTTGCCAAACTGACTCAGCCACTCGTTTTGGAGCTATAACTAATACAGAATTAACTTCACAATAATCAAACATCAAATAATTTATAGCAGTAAGAGTTGATATGGTTTTGCCAAGGCCCATATCTACAAATACACCGCAAAATGGATGCTCGATTATATGCTGCACGCAAGCTAATTGGTATTTATGTAAATCTGTTTCTTTCATCTTTTGTTACTGTTAAATATAGCTAAACAAGCTAAACCAAACAAAGCACCTATTATAAATGCAACTATGTTACTTATCATAAATTATACTATCTATAAATTGTTCAACGCCTTTTATCGTATCTATTACTTCAACTCTAAAACCCAAAGCTCTAAGCTTATTGTGCATATATGCTTGTATGCGTTTAGGCTTTCGTCCAGTTGTTTTTAATTCCACAAAAACTATTTTATGGCCCGGAAATAAACACATTCTATCTGGTAAGCCTATAAGTTGGTCACACAGCAGTTTTATGCACATGCCACCATTTATTTTAACAAGCTCAACTAATTTGCGCTCTACAACTTTTTCACTGTCTACCGTCTCTTTCTTCATAAGTTAAATTTATTGAACTTACAGTTACTCCTAGTATTTGCAATGACTGATTAAGCTTATCTTTAAGATTTTTCTTGAATTGAGCTACATCATTGCAAGCATTCTCTTCTGTTACATGGTTTTCATCATATTTTATTATTCTTAAAGAACCATCGGAGAATTTGCATACAGCTCTTAGTATTACATATTTCATAACCTGGCCATATAAATGTTATACTCACACTTATCCAAATTAAATTCCAGTTTGTCAACACAAAACTTTTGGCCATTGTATATAACGGCCGTTTTGACAGATGGAATATGTTCTATATTTCTTGTTACAAGAAGCACAGAATTACGGTAATTTCCGTATTGCGTTTTATAAAAATTTGCTATCATAATAAGCTATCTTTACGTTTATAGTATTTTTGTTTACCATATAAAGGAAAGTTCTTAGTGGATGCTATAGCTTCCCATTCAGGCAATGACCTAAGAATTTCATTAACCTCTCTGGTATTATATCTTGACATTTCTGTCTTATCTTTGCCAAGGCACTCACACCATACTTCAGCAATGCAGACAAAGTCTTTTTGCACTGTACCGTTTTTAGACAATGGGTCTTCAAGCCAACGTCTTCTGTCATACAGGTCCATTTTATCCCAATCATCTGGAAATTTAGTATTAAGATATTCTTCAATAATACCTTTTCGCTCATCTGCTTCTGAGTGTTTATGTTGCTCAATCTTAGCAATTATATCTTCATCACCAACAAGGTATAAAGGCTCTTTTGCCAAATATAGTTGATATGCTTCAGCCCATATTTGATTTACTTCATCTTGTGTAAGGTCATCATTTACAGACTTTGTGGCATATTCTGGTCTTACATCTATAGGCATAAATCGTCTATTTCCTGTCGGGTCACGTAAGAAATCTTTGTTGTTAGTAGTACCAAAAAATACGCATTGACGCTTATATGTTTCTACTGTTCTACCATACGCCGGCCTGAACATATCTTCTCTTTTTGATATGTAGTGCTTGATTGACTCTACTTCTGCTTTCTTAAGGCCTGAAAGCTCTGCCATTTCAATCAGCCACGCCCCTTGTATCTGCTCAAATGACTCCTTGCCCTGCACAGTCGTGAATGTATCTGAGAACCATTCCATGCCGAGCTTTTTAACGAAAGTACTTTTATATGTTCCTTGTTCTCCGACAAGTATAAGCGCTGTGTCGAACTTAATACCTGGCTCAAAAACTCTGGCAACTGCAGCACAGAGCGTTTTTCTAATGGCGGCTCTAGTATAAGCGTTATCTTCTGCTCCAAAATAATCGATTAGCAATGTATTAACTCTCGGTATACCATCCCACTTTTGAGCACATATATACTCTCTTATCGGATGGAACTTTTTCTTTTCAAATTCAAGCGCAAGCGCATCATCCACTTTTTGACTTGACACAATGCCGTAAACACACTCAATGTAATTACGAACACCAGAATAGTCAACATCACGAAGAGGCTCCACAGTATCGACTTTACGCCATGGTAACGAACGTGTAACATATCTTTTATTATCAAAAATATTTAGCTTAAATACATCTTTTAAGAATTGGTCATGCTGAATTATTATATTCAAGTTATTGGCAGAATTATCATATTCGCCTTTTGTATTAGCGTCAAGCTCTTCTGTCCATGAAGTATCATATTCTTCAGGAACTTCTGCTTTTGCTTCTTCCGCAAACTCGAATTTAGCTTCAGCAAACTTTTCTTCAGCAATATGCTTTTTTGTTGTAGAGTCCTTAGAGGCAAATTCTTCCATTGCCTTAAAGCTCTTTTTATCTTTGTCTTCTTTTTCTTTGCCTGTATCTAAATGGCCAAATTTATGTATGCGAACTAAGTCAAATGCATTACATAGTCTACCTCCAGCAGGGTCTGTTCCATGATGAGAATATGCAAATTTATCATCATAGACTATTAAGCCCGCAGCTGTAGAGCCATTTATATATGTATATCGTCCTTCTCCAGCTGGCGTATATACATCTGAAAGAAAAGTCTCAATAGCTTCTTGTATAGTATAAGTACGGCAGAAAACACCAATTATGCCTTTTTTATCTTCTGGGTCCTCTTGCTTTTTGATAGCTTGCATTATTACATCTGTGCTATCTGTAGCAGTTGGCCATTCACTCGTATCATGCCAATCATTATATAGCCCAAGAATATAATCAGCTTCAAGGAAAGGTCCGTCTTGAAATTCAAAGTAGTACTCCATATCTGATGATACAGACGGCCAGAACATAAGTCTATTTACGTCAAAAGTCGACTGGTCAAACAAATCAATGTTTAGGTCTCCAGCGACTTTTCGGGCAATGGCTTGATATTCTTCTTGTGATACTTCTCTATCAAGTGGAATTATCAATCTGTGTCGTGGCTTTTCAGGGCATGACTTATGAGTTGAATGAATAATCGCGGCACAATCAAATAGCATTGTAAAGTCCCACCAAAAGTTCTCATGAGAAAAGTCAATATCCAATGTAATTAACTGGCGGTAAAGTACATTTGTTTTATCACGCCTACCATTTGTAAGAAAACCTCCGACGAATCCGCCAACGTCTTTTATCTTGCTTTGCTCCTCTTTTGTGGCATTCATAAACCGCTTATAAGTCTCAGCGGTTATAACTGGAGTTGATAGCTTCTGGACTAAATTGCTCCAAGTCATTTTGGTATTTTTCCATATTTTACTTGAAACATTTAGACCAATTGCTATGCTCAAATTTTCATCATATTTCAATTTATCTACTTGCATAAATACTAATCATTTTTGGTAAAAATCCATAACTCCCCCATCTGCATTAAGTGGAAGGTCTTGTGCCCACAAAGGTGGAGTTGACATGATTTTTACCAAATTATCATACCATAGCTGAGCATTCTCTTCTGGAACCTCTGTTATAACTTCATCGTGTATTGAACCCACAATTCCATATCCAGCTTTTTCCATTCTAAGCATAGCATCACCTAACAAATCTCTTGATACAGCTTGAACTATATTTTCTGTTAGTTTGCCACCATAGGTGTCTATGCTTATCCATTGTTTTGTTGTCTGGTCGATGCCTCTATAGCACAAACTTCGAATTGGAACTGTAGAACGGCCTATTTTCTTATCTTTGAATTCAGGCTTATAATAAAATAGTTTTCTGCCTACAGGCAATTCTATTGTCATAAATTCACCGTCACAATCAAATATAACATTTTTACTAGTGCACTTAACGGCTCTGTGGTATCTTACTGCTTCTTTAGAAGCCTCATCAATCTCTTTCCACATATCAACTATATTAGGATTGGCCATGCGCCATTTTCGTACGAGCGACATCATTTCTGTGTCTGAAAGACCCATTTTATCACCGCCCATGCGCTTTAATGCGCCAAGACCTCCTTCATAACCTAATGCTAATTCGGATATTTTTGACTTGTCGCGAAGCACTGAGCCTTTTTTAATTTCAGACTTTGGTACTCCAAACATCTTTTCTCCAGTTGCTTCATAAATCTTACCGTCACCGTGAAATACATCTAATCGCCACTTTTCATCAGCGAGCCAAGATATAACTCTTGCTTCGATAGCTGAAAAGTCAGCAACTGCGTATTTCATACCTTGTGGTGGTATAAGTGCTGTTCTTACAAGTTGTGAAAGAATATCTGCAACATCATCATACATCATCTCAACCGTTTCCCAATCGCGGGCTCTAATCATTTCACGCGGTACTTCTATATGTGATACATGATTTTTTGATAAGTTCTGCAATTGCAATAGCCTACCTGCCCATCGTCCAGTTCTATTTGCACCATAGAATTGAAATGTACCACGGACTCTATGGTCTTTCATGGCACAATTAAGCATAGCGTAATACTTCTTAATTGAAGTTTTTGATAGCTTTTTGCGTATATTGAGCAACTCAATTATATCTGGATAGTCTGCAAACTCTTTAAGTAAGTCGGGCATTGTTTCTTTTGAAAGTGACAATATAGCATTACCTGTTTGCTTTTCAATCCATTGCCTAATTTGAACAGGCGAGTTTGGATTTTCAAGCCCTGTTAGCTGTTGAGCATGTTGCGTTAAGATAGAAGTATATGTGTTATCTACTGCGATAGCAGACTCTGCTAATTCCATATCAACCAAAATACCTCTATCATTTATATTCTGGTCAAGCACATACATCTTGCTCTCAATATCAGGAATGATATATGCCTCTAATCTCTTAAATATCTCACGCTCTGCAAGTACGTCATACTTGTTATATTCCTTATACATTTCCCACTTTTCAGGAGCGTGTTCAGGATAATTCCGAGTACGCATGCCATTAACTCGAGTTGCTTTGCATGGGCATGAGAAGTATTTAATAAGCGCTTTACCAGTATCTAGCTTTTTATCTGTAAGATTAAGAGCCTTTGATACTCCGTCCAAAGAAAGTGGTAAACCACAATACGCAGCTTTTACAGAGGTACAATACCACTGCTCTGCTGGAACATTATATCCTATACGCTTAAAGCTCAAGCGCTCAAATACTGCATTATGTGCCACTTTTACACAATCCGGGTCAAGTAGAGCTTCTTCAAACTCTTCAGGCATTTCTTCACCTTGAGCCAAATCTACTATCTTTACCGGGCCATCATCTAAAGCATATCCTATTATAAGAATTTCAAAGTCTGGTGACTCAATATACTTATAAGCTCCAGACTCTTTAATATCTACAGATGAATATGTTTCAACGTCTATAAAAAGATTTTTTGCCATTATTATTTTATTTGATATTTATGGTAGTGGGATAGACGGGAGTCGAACCCGCAAGTGAACGCCCATACCTCGCCCTGTTTTACCAGTTAAACTTACTATCCCATAAAAGATAGGTCCGGACTAATTAGCCCGGGCCTATCCCGGCGTAAACAAATGCCTCCGATATTACATCATATCGTCGTCATCCTGAACAGCATTATCTCCACCGAAATCTTCTTCAGCTGTTGAGCCACCAGCCAACATCTCTCCATCTTCGAGCTTCTGGAGATTGTTCAATCCAGCAGCGATGCCTTTGGATGAAACATTGAAAGCATAGAAGTTGATTGAAGCACGGCCATAACAACCTGAATAGAACTCGTCTCTGCTCATGATTGGATTGAGTGAGCGGTCCACAATGCTCGGCTGACGCATCGAGTTTGCATTGATGAAATAGTGGTCCTCAAATGCTGGGTCATCCGGACGTTCTTCATCGCCATCACGCAGAGGCAATTTGAGGTTTGCTGGAATACGGCCATTCTTATCTGCGAGTTTTGCCTTACCTGCTTCCTTTGCAGCTTCTACGGCTTTCTTGATTTTGTCAATAGTAGCCGTATCGCTCTTAGGAATAAGAACGCAGATATTATACTTAGGAGTATCGCCCTCATTCATAGCTGTGGGCTCGAATACGTTTACATAGCAAAATCTTACTTTGCCAGTTACAACCTTGGTTGAATTTACTTGATTACTCATTGTCTTTTAATTTAAGTTGTTATTATTCTTTGAAATCTAGTTGTGCTTGAGCATATCCCATTGCTGGTCTCTTGTCTTCAAGCGGTACAAGAGTAGGTTTGCCTTGTGGCTTGATAACCACATCTGAGAGTATTTCCTCAAAACGCTTTTTGCCTACTAACTTCTCAATAGAAGTAATCGGTTTAAGCTTCATATTGAAAATCTCATCTTCTGAAAGTTCAGGGCAACGTGCAAAAATTGCATTAGAAGCTTGGTCTTCGTCAACCCATTTGCGTCGACTAATTCCTTCAACTAATTTAAGCCCCGGCCATTGCTTATTCTCGTTAATCGCTTTAGTTTGTGCATATTCTGTTATTGAATTAGCCCATTCTATAAGCTTAGGCACGCGCTTAACTATATCAGCAATCTCATCGTCGGTTAACAACTCTGGGTCTGCGAATTCGTGTTGTGCAATTTCGAGTTGTTGCTCATAAAGCTTACGACACTGATTACGCACAGCACAAAATCTGCACCAATCTCCAGCATTGAGTTCTCCTTTACCTTCAAAAGCAAGTTCAGCTCTTGGCCTAAGCTCCTCTTCTGCCCATTTGCGGAGTTCTTCAACAGATATTTGCCAACTTGATATATTGTTAATGCGAGGCTGTATAATAGTCAATCGCACTTCCGTTATATCATACATTGTATCATATTTCTGCAAAGCTCCAAGTCCATAAAGCATAAGTTGCTTATTCCATTCAGCATATACTGGAACACCTTTTCCATATTTTAAGTCAATAACTTCCATAAGGTTGTCATTTATAACAACACAGTCAGCTGTTCCAAAGCTTTCAGGCACATATTCTGTCAAATCGAGTTTCTGCTCAATTTCCATGACAGCTAACGGATTTTCAGTTTTTGCTTCAGCTAATTGTTCTGAGCAATAATCCGTATAGATAGGTACAACTTCAAGCATTTCCTCGCTGAACAAGTCATTTGCCATTATCTCTTCGAGCCTTTGGTCAAAGTCTTGCTCACTAATGCTGTTAAGTGTATCTTTTCTCAGGTAAAGCTCTGAGAGCTCATGAGCTAATGTACCTTCTTCTGCATATACCGAAGACTTCTTTTCTCCGTATTCATCTTCAAGCTTGGCAGACGGAGTACAATTCAGCCATCTTCCTGCTCCAGAAGCCGAGAGGAGTGCATGACTCCTCTGGCTATGTTTCTGTGGTTTAGTACTACTTGTCGCTTGAGCCATATTCTTTTATCAATTTTGCCAAATAACAGCATTGAATAGCATACTGAGCATAAAGCTTTGGATTTTCTCTGCGAAACTTCTGAGCTGCTTTTTGCAATTTCTTTGTACTCGACATAATTACAGTGACTCTAAGAAGTTATACATTTCATCATACTTAGCCGGGTCAAGCTTTGTTACGCTCGGGGCTCCAAGCTCATTGAGTTTCTGCTTGATTACGTCACGATGCTCATTGACCTTCTTTGCAAGCATTCCGCGGACGTCCTCAATGCTCTTAGAGGCAGAAGAAACAGCCGGAGCAGCAGGTGCTGAAGGAGCAGGCTCGGCAGCGCTCTGAGTCTGGGCAGGTGCCGCAGGCTGAGGAGTAGGTTTTGTGGGAGCTGGCTTTGCTAGCGCAGCAGGAGCAGGTTTAGAAACTGAAGCGGCTACTTGAGCTCCACTTGGAACTCCTGCTGCAAACAATGAAGTTAAAAACTTCTGCGTATTTTCAGACAGGTTTACGCTAACCTCAACAGAAATTTTAACGGTTTCCATTTTCGTAATTTTTAATGAAGTTATCTAAATAGTTAATAAACTCGTTTACTGTCATATCTGGTACGTTTGAGAGTTTTTGGTGGATAAGCTCATTATTCTTATATATAGATACGTACACGCCTTTATAATTCAGCTTTACTTTATATTCGCCTTTCAGCATTGTCAGGCATCCGTCTTCGGATGAACCTTTCCAAGTATTTGCTGAAAATAAGTCAGTTACTAACACGCCAATATAATTGGCCAATCGCTCTAGCTGTATAACATCCAAATTGGCTTCGCCCTTTAACACACGGTCAAATGCCTGTTTCGGATATTTAACAGTAGGAAATAACACCTTCGCTAAATCTTCTGTATTTAGCTTGTAGTGCTCAATTACATTACCTATATTAAATTGTTGTTCCATATTTTGGTGAATTTTATTATCTTATTTTCGATATGCAAATATACAAACTATTCTCGAAAGAAAAAAAATTTTCCATTATTTTTTGAGAATTTATTTGTTAAAAATAATTAAACAGCAATTTTAGTGCGGCTTTGAAATTGCTGTAAACAAAGAAACAATAAAAACAATGCCTCTATATATTTCAAACTTAATTTCTTAATTTCCGATTAACATTAAGGTTAATAAGAAATATCGGCTTTTAATACGAAAAGATTTAATGAAATTATTGTTTCTTTGTTTACAGCATATATAAGTAATTGATTTTGAGCACTTTAGGCATAAACAATGACTTGTTTATATTGTTTCTATTGTTTACCGCTTTATGAAGTATTTTGCACACAGCCATATAATTACTAAGGCTATGGCGGTTATCAGGTATTCACCAATATTAATTTTTATCTTTTGCCATTTAGTAAGCCGAGCTTCTACAGGGTATGCAACTTGAATTGTATCAACTTTTTCTCGCCAGAGAGTATCATGCTTTTCTATGTATTTATACAAGTATTTATATTTACTGAGATACACGGTATCGCCTTTGCGCTCTACATAGATTGAATCTCTATGATATATGCTATCAATTTTGGTCTGAGATAAGTAAGTAGTATCTCTTTTCGTTGTTTCCACTGGCACATATTGAATTGACTTACAGCTATATAATATAGTGGCTAAAAATATAAGTGTAATTATTCTCGCTAATTCTCGCATAATCTTTGAGTTTTATTTGTTATTATTCATATTTAATATAAAAACCATTCTCGCACATAAGAAATTATTGCGAGAATGGCTTTTATGTGCTTCAGAGGTCTTTATACTCGTACTTAGCATCAAAGCTGGGGCATGCCTTAGCTGCAAATTCTCTGTGTCCATGAATAGTAGCATTTGGGTATTTTACCTTTAAGCTTTTCAGCAATTCGAGTAAAGATTGCTTTTGAGCCTCAGTGCGCGTATCTTTAGGAGTTTTACCGTCTTTAGCAACGCCTCCTACATAGCATATTCCTATAGAATTTGCATTTTGACCTGAGCAGTGGGCTCCAACTACACTTTCATCTCTGCCTTTATGAACAGAGCCATCGAGCTCAACCACATAATGATAACCAATATCTTTCCAATGATTACCATTCACATGCCAATCTCGTATGGTCTCAGTTTTAACATCTCGTCCTTCAGGAGTAGCAGAGCAATGCACTATGAGTTTATTGATTTTTCTCATACTTTACCTTGTGCAATAAGTTCATAGAATAATTCAGCTAAATAGCCACCTCCCTGTTGCAAGCACTGCTCATCAATGTCTTTCAAGATTTTAGCAGTATCAGACAAATCAATCGAAGAATTCTCACCTGTAAAAGTATTACCCTGTTTATCTTTTACAGTGACTGAGAAGTTAGCAGGCAAAGAAGTATAGCCTACATCTTTTTTTGCCTCAAGCATTAAGCGATTCATCTTTTGCAGATTAACCGTTAATTTTGTTTTGTCTGAGCCTACAGACCATTCTCCATTTCCTGCTTGACTTATATTTGTAAAATTTGCTGCTGGAGAAAAAGTAAGTTCTGAAGCACTTACAAAATCTTCAGGAGCATTATCTTTTGCAAAATCTATGATAACCCAAGGCAAGCTAGGCTTGCTTGCTTCATAGTCATATTGTTCGCGATATTTTTCATCTACATACTTATTGTATTCGTACTCATTACGTACGATATTTACACTAATTCCCTGTAGTTTCATTTTCCTTTTTATTTAATGATAATAATTGGCTTATTTTATCTAAAATCTCATGGCCTTGCTCTGCTGTAGTAGCTTGTACAATTTGCTTAACAATATCAGGCACATCTGCGGCATGAGCTTTTCTACGTTTACTATTTTCCATAACAGATTTACCTTCTATTAATAGAACTGCTATGGCGCAAAGAATTGTAGCAAAAGGCAGTATATAAAATGACAATAAACTTCCTAACGCATCAATCATAAAAGTAAACATCAATACGCGAGCATAGTCTCCGATTTTTACTATAGTACGTCTAAAACCATGAGACATAAGCTTTTCGCCTAATATTTTGGCTGTTAATGTGCCACTCCAAAAATCAACTATACATGCCATTGTAGCAAATAGCCAGCAAACAATAATTATACCAACTCTAACGGTGATAAAGAACATTAGCTCATCAAAGTTCTTGGCTTCTATAAGTTCTAACATAGCTATACGAATTTTTCCCAGTCCAACTTGATTGCTTTTCCGATTGCGTCAGCAGTCCAGCGACAAAAAACTAAGCCCTCATAACCATCAGGGTCATTTGCTACTTTATAAGCAGCTCTGAGGCATGATGCTTCATCTTTAAGAGGGTCAGGATAAAGGTCTGCATAGTACATATTAGCAAGATAAGTTACATCTCCATTTGTCACTTTGCCAGGAATGCTCAATCCTAAACTTTCCATAGACTTTTTGACTTGAGAAGTTGTCCATGTGTGCTGTTGGCCATTTGCATTTTCCATCATTTTACTTACATGCTCTGCAAGAGCATCTGTAAAGTGATAGCCGTGCTTTTTGACATACTCAGAATATCCTTTAGCAGACATAAGAGCATTCGCTGTTTGCTCGTAAGGTAAATCGAATTTGACCTTATGCTCACCATGAGGAGTAGCTATTCTGCTTTCTACTACTACATCCTCTTCATCTTCGTGCTCCTTATCATGGTCGCACGTATGATGCTTTACTATGATACATTTTAATCTGTGTCCCATAACTTTTAGCTTTCAAATTTTTTGATGAAATTCTCCATCATTTCCTGCTGCTTTTTCATGAGTTCTTTCATTTCACCGATAGAACCTTCAATCTTGCCGAAGCGCTGCTCTGTTTCTTGCTTTTCCTTATACATAGGATTAAGTTCTGCGAGTAATGAAGGAGCTTTGTCAATTATACTTTGAGCTTTAGAAGCAGAAGCCAAAACCTGTTCAGCATTTGCCTTTTGAGCTTCAACTTCGCTCGTCAATCCAGATTTTTCTGTTGACAGAACAAGATGCCCGGCATAGGTAACTGAATGGCTTTCAGGAATAGCGTAAGTTGCCATTTTTCCATTGGCCTCTATAGTAACATCTACTACCATCTCTGTTTTGCCAGTCTTCTGGTTCATTTCTAATCGAGGAAACGATACCTGAGTGGCTTTGCCTTGAATAAGGCTAAATTCCTGTGTATCAAGAATGTATACAGGATAATTCTGCTTTATATCTTTGAATAACAACATATAGCTTATCTTTTTGAATTGTTAATAAAAAAGAGGGCGCTCAGAGAAGTATAAAACTTCCCTAAGTACCCTCAATTTCAATTAGGCTGCTGGTGCAGCTGCTGGAGTGATTGTTACTGTCAGTGAACTATATATAGCCAGACAATTAGAACTACCACAAGAAACATTAGCCAATCGTTGAGTTTGCCCCTCAGCTGATAATACAACATTTGTAGGCAATCCAGTTTGTTCTTGGAATGCAGCCATAAACTCTTCAACAATAACCTGAGTTGTTGCTTGACAGCCACATCCTGGCGTTACTATTGTTACAGTAGCAATAACAGGCACAAAAACAGTCGTTCCATTAAAGATTGGAGTACCAGTCTTATAAGTTACGAATGCTTCAGGCTGGTTTGTTGAGTTCTCACAAATTCTACGGCACAGGCGTTCTTTGTATGTTGCTAACAAAGATACTCGGTTGGGCACTTGCGCAGTGGATAATCCCACAGGTGATAAATATACTGCCATATCAGTGTCCTCCTTTAATTAGCAGCCACAGCCATTTCCACAACCACAGTTATTATTCCAGCCACAGCCGCAATTGCCAAGCCTGTTGAAACGCTCGTTAATCAGGTTGTTCTGACGTTCCTGAGAAAGTTGGAATTTAAGGTCCTGAATTTTCAGAGCCTGTTCATCCTTCCAATGGTTGTTCAGAGTGTCGATGATACGCTGAGTGTTATCCTGTCCTGCGCGGATAATGTCGCATTTGTCCTGCTGAGCCTGGAACGCAACCTGAGAGAATCCCTGGGTAATTGCCTGGCCGAGGTCGCGCTGTCCGTTACGAAGTTCTGCTGTGTCCTTGCAGTTCTGAAGGAATAGGTCTCCTCTAAAATCTGCAATCTGACGCTGAGTCTGGCAGCAACAATTCTGAATAGCCTGAATAACATTGCAATCGCCCATGTTAACAGCATTGATAACACGTTCAGCAGAGAAGCCAACCTGACCAGCAACTTGCTGGATAGCAGCCTGAACGTCGCAGCAGCACTTCTGAAGAGTGTTGAAGTCGATATTGAGGGTTTGTGCAAGCTGGCTAAGAGCAAAACCATTGCCTTGAATAGCGGACTTAATACAATCAGCATTCTGGTTGTCCTGCAACTGAGTGCGGATAGCGTTGAGCTGAGCCTGAGTTTCGATACCCTGAGTAGCAATACCTGCACCATAACCATCACCACCAAAGCCAAAGCCTCCATTGCGGAGCAAAGCCAGGAACATAAGGTAAGCAAAGGGATTATTCATCCACTGGTTTTGATTCCAGCCACCGTTGTTCATCATGGCAGCAGCCATAGGGCCCCCAATCGTCTCTGCGGTTATTACCTGCCAGAATGGCAGCTGCGAGCGCGTTGTCGTTGTTATCGCGGTCACAACAATAGATTTTTTCTGTAACTTCTCCCATAATTGTAAATTTTTTAGGAAGTTAAACAATAAAGTTAATTATAATTAAGCCTCTCTAGAAAAGGCGTAATTTCCTATTTCATGTATTTTATCCACTCAAAGTAATCATGTTTTTAAGATAATTACAGTCATATTGGCTTGTATACGCTTCACGTTCAAACGAAATATTCCTATAAGTATCTTTCCAATAAAATGGCAATTTTAAAAGCAGCTCTAATAAATATAGAATGTAGACCACAAATCCTACAATGTTATTTTTCATGCTTTTTATATTTATAATATTTCTTTCTTGCATAATTATTACAATTCATTTAATCCAAATCTATTTGAAGCACTTAATTTTATTATTTTTCTGATTAAATTTCTTTGTTCGATATTTATCGGTGTATATTTTGGAGAAACTTCACAATATGGCGTTTCCTCTGTTGGAATCCAATCAATATTATCTATCGTAATATCAAACATTGGAGAAACTATTGTTTCAAACCATGTAGCGGCTGTTGCATACATTGGCAAACCATTATTAATATGTAAACCACCGTATGCCAAATCTTCTGTTTCATCCTTTGTTAGCGGATTTTTTCTTAATGCCCATATTGTTGCACCATTCGGAACCGCACCGGAATTTAGCCCACTTAATGATATAAATTTCTTAAAGTTATCATTTGCTTCTAATTGCCAAAGCATTTGTCCCTCTGCTGTACTTGGGTATGGCGATAAATTTCCTTGAATAGCTGGAGGCCATAAACAATTAAATCCTATAAATGTATTATACCCGCAACTTCTTCTAATATAAGATACTAATTTACTCCAATTTTCAAATGTTGACCAATCTCTTGATTGAAAAGCCCCTTGTTGGAACCCTATTATATCCCATCCTTCTTCTATGCAATCACGAAAATTTTTTGTTGTCTTTTCAAAATCAGAACCATTTGTTGAAACCCAACAATTAACGGAACTATTATTTTCAAATCTATCAATCCATTGGTCAAATGACGCACCCCCGGTAAAAAAAAATGAAAGTTCCGCATTTATCCCGGCTGCCTGCAATAGATATGGCAAATACCACCATGTGTTCATAAAAAATGAAGAACCGAACCCCATAATACGAACGCCGTCTGATATATTTTTTTTCTTTTGTGGCAACTGATATATTTGCGGCGAAACATAATTTAATAAAAATTCATTCTGTGATATTTCTGCAATCTTTTCTTTTATATTTATTCGTTTCTTTAATTGTGGTTTTGCATCTACTGATTGAACCCTAATATATTTTATACTATCATCTTTAATTTTGAGTTCCTCATCTACCAATTTAATCCCGTCTGTAACACGCAATAGTACTCTCAAAAACGTTTTATCAGAATCATAAGCAACAACAACGGGATTTGTACCATTCATACGTCCGGTCGCAAAATAATGTTCTCCAACTTCAACATCTATATAATCTGATAAATTACATAGTGGATTACTATAAGCTATGCCATTACTAGCAACCCACTCTTTAGTAAACAAAACATTTGTCAATAAATCCTCTCCGCTATAGTATAACAATTCATCTATTTGTTCTTTGTTACTTGTTACTACATCATTTATTTTATCTCCTTTTAATAGAATCGGATTTTCATCTAAAGATTGAATACGAACAAATAATATATCTTCCGGGATTACAAATTGATAATCAATTCTTTTTTGCCCATTATCAGCATATACCAATATTCCCTTTGGTTCTTTCAAAGCATTAAATCCCAATACAATCGGATTTGTACCACCCATACGTCCGGTCGCAAAATAATGTTCTCCAACTTCAACATCTATATAATCTGATAAATTACATTGTGGATTACTTACAATATTACCTTTAGAATCAATAAATTGTTTTGTAAAGAAAGCATGTTTAGTTGTATTATTTCCTTTAATAAAAAGTACACTTTCTATCTCTTTTATAATTTCGGATATATTTTTTACATTATACAATGCTAAAGTACTTTTACTTTGTGCTCTTATATATTTTGCATAAGAAGGAATTGCAAACCATGTATCATTTAGCAAATTTACACTATTCAATAATACTCCACCAAAGTTTTTATTTTCATCATACCAAACGACATTTGGGTTAGTTCCCGACATTGAACCATTATATATAAGGTTTGTTATATTTTCGGTATCTATATAATCAGTCAAAATTGATGCCGGATTTTCTATATATATGCCACTTGAACCTATAAAACCATCGCCCGTAACTCCTAAATCAAATTTTTCGCCTCTTACGGTTACTTTAGTTCCTAATTCATTTACCAATGAATATATATTTTTTATAATTTCGGATATATTTTTTACATTATACAATGCTAAAGTACTATTACTTTGTACTCTTATATATTTTATAGAATCATCTAATAATATTGGATAATTTTTTCTGTTTTTACTGTTACCTACAATTATAGTACCTATAAAATTTTTTTCTGCGTCATATCCAACAACATTTGGATTACTACCATTCATTAACCCCGTGTATAAAAATGCTTTTATTGCGTCCGTTTCTATATAATCAGACAATAAAGAATTTGGATTTTCTATATATTTGCCATTTGAACCTATATAGCCGCTTGTTGTATTAAAAGATACTCTACTACCCAAAAATAGACTATTCATTCCTAAAATTCCAATTTGTTCATTTAGTGACCGAATTAAATCCATTGATGCTATATCAAAATTTACTCTTTTCCATTCATTTGTTTTATTTACAAAAATGGCACATTCGTTAAATATCTTTTCTCCATTAAAATTACTATATGTACCATTTTCTGTTGCAATCCAAAAAACGTTTTGGTCGGGCGCTCCGGGATTTGTATCCGGTGTTGCAATACCTGCAAATGTTGCGTTACTTCCAACCGTTGAAATAATAGACAATAAAGCATTTTGCAATATTGCCCCGGTAATCTCTTGGTTCCCGTTCGTCTCGATAACGGACGCAACGGCGGCTTTCAATTCTTCGTAATTTCCCATACTGATAAAAATTTAAACTACATCATTGTTATTAAAGTCATTTCTATTATGTAGTTTTAAAATCGTTATTGTAATCATTATTAAAATCTCCGCCTAACAGAGTTGGAGTATATCCGCCTATGTTGGCTATAACAGTATCTGTCTCAAACTCACACTCAACTGCGGCTAAATCTCCTTGGTCTTCCCATTCAGGCTCCATGCTAAATGTAGTTAAATCATAGGTTTGCAATTTACTCGTGATTTGTTTGTTTTCACATAGCCTTACAATCCTAAGAGCATCACATAGATATTCAGGAGCTACAAATGTAAACTTATAAATCTTTTTGCTTACTTGGCTCTCAATAAAAGTATAGCCCATCCGCTCAGTAGCTTCTTCTTCAAAGTCATATTCAGGTTTGCCAATCTGTGTATTCAGGTAGCACCTAAATTTGAAATTGTCAGAAAAATCTACTATGCCATTTTTAAGCTCAAAGTTATATGAATTGTAATACTCAAGAAGCAGATAATCATCCACTTTGTTAGTTACAGTGAATACGTCAGAGTATATTGTTCCTAAGCCTGATATTGAAATAGCTAGATAATATAAACCTTCATGCTTTATTTCAACTATAGGAAGAGTGCCAGGATATTTAAGAAGTTTGAAGCCGGTATATGACTTGATAGTCAGGCCATTTTCTTTCATGCTTGTTGTTATAGCAGTATATGCTCCTGTATTGAAATTATACAATCTCACCCAATTTATAGCTGTTCCACTGGCAAGAACTACTTGAAAAGGCAATAACATATTCTTATAGGTTATTAGCGGATAAACCTGGCCAAAAGCATAATCTTTACGATGATTTTGCAGTGCAAGATTATCGTAAAAAGGCAATGGCGATATGTTATTATTCACTAACTTCATGCTGCTAATTTACAAATAAAAATCTATATAAGAAAATTTCTTAATAATTTTTAACACACAGCTTTATTGAGGCACATAAAGTAATCTTACTTTAGCATGGCGAGTATTTACATTGACAGAAATCTCATCTATTTTTCCATTCCCTATAGTAGTTTTAATTAGCTCAAGTTCATTCAAATCTTCTTCTATAGGAAACTCTATAGTATGCTTCATGCACATTTTTATGCCATTCGCATATAAATCTCCAAGCACATTACAGTCAAGATTTGATGCAGGCATATCATACATATAAAAGCGCACAAGATATGCCCAAGCTGCATAGAAATTCTGAATTACAGCATTATATGTATCACCGTTTTCATCTACCAACTGTGTTTCAACTATGGGCAATTCTAAAGAGGAGCCATTTTTAACAGGGCATAATAATGCAAAGCCATCATCTGAGAAATTAGATGGGTTAAATAGCATATAATCCACGTCAGATGAAAACTGGCTTATATTTATTTCTTCTGTTTTATCTTTCTGTATATAGTTAGATTTAGCATCTATGGTTACTCCACCAAACAAATCAGTAACGTCATCCATCCAGCCAAATTCATATCGTTGGTTTAGGTCTGTTTTATCATATTCTACTTCTGATTGAAAATATGATGATAGCTTTTTGTTAAACTGGTCTACTAGTTTAGTAAAATCAAGCTGAACATTTGTATTATAAGAGTATGAGCCTCCTCTCATAAAGAAACTTATGTGTTCAATCTTAAATTTACCATCTTCTATATACCAATAACATCTAAAACAATCACGAAGCATTTTCATTATATCTTCTAATGATACTTCTGCTTTTTGAGCGGGCTGGTCATATTCACCTTTAAGTATATTTGTTTTTTGTGTTATATGTACATAAAATCTTGCCATCGACATTGGTACAGTTGTATCATACAAAAAGCGACTATATTCGGCAGTTGCTTCATGCTGAAGAGTAGGGTCTATTTCTTTAAGCAAAGCCTTTATTGCTGCTGCTATAGAATAACTATCTTTAAGAGTATATTGCTTTCTTAGTCTTTGTTCAAATAAAGAATAATAGCTATCATATACATACCACAGTGAAGCATTTGCCCATGAATTTTTGCTAATAGGTAAAGGTCTTCCTAAACCTGTACTACTAGGAATAAACTGGTTAGTAAAATACTGTCCGTAATCATTTAGACCATATTTTGTTGGCTCATCTACTGCTCTAGAAGTACAAAAGAATAAACCTCCTTTTAAGCCAATACATTTTTTATAGTTTCTATTATCAGTGACAAAATCATCTGATGGTAAATTATAGGTATTTTTAACACCTTCTGAGTCTTCTACAGTATCTACATCACAAAGTAAGCGCCTGTAGATATGATATACGAAAGGACTCTCTATAGTAAACGTATCATTTGAATTATTTACATTTACCATCTTAATATTCTCTCTGCCTATATAGCAATTATCTTTTTCTAAGAAAACCCATTGCTTTTCAGATTGATAGAGAATAGTATCATCACTATTGCGCTTAATATAAATATATGCGCTAGTCATTGGAACTTCAGTACCCATATAGCATGTATAGCCATTCCATTGGCTCCAGTAGCCATTCGTTCCAGCATATACTCCATTTACTTCAGATATGCCGGCACCTTTTACATAAAATTCATTACCTGCTTTTATATATGAAAAGTAGTATTTATTGATAAGGTCATCATGGCTATCAATAGCGCTATTTACATCATCTTCCCAGTATATGCCGCCAAAAAAATTAGATATTGAATTGGCACCTCTTACATAAACCTGCATTAAAGAGCGTTTATGCAGGTTTATTCTTGATATAGCTGGAGCAAGTTTTATAAGGTCATAAGTATTTTCATATTTATTAACCACATCATTATATTCATCGAGAGCTGTTGTTTTAAGCTCACATGACTTTTTTTCATGGTCAAGTTTGCAATCTGTTTTATTAAATTCGCCTTTATAATATTCCACCCATTTGCCAGAAGTCCTATTATATTTATCTATAGTAAATATCATGTGGTCCTCTAGGCTTGAGTTATGTACAATCTCATAGTCATTGCCAAATAGTTTTATTTTTCCATCAAGTGAAATACGGAAAAATTCTTGCCCACTTTCTTTAGCATATTTTTTATTAAGCTCTTTATAATGTGGATTTACTTCTACTTTATCACCACCATTCTTCGATATGTAAAATTTATATTTTGGAGGTATCATATCTTTAATTCTTTATAATTCGTTTAACATTTTTATGCTGAATAACTACTGTGCCGTTAGGTAGTGTATAATATTTAGTTTCGCTCTGTTTTCTAATACTTCGCACGTCATCCTCTATTTTTGAGAGGTCCATATTTCCATTGGAATTAAGAGAAATACTTAGGCCATCTGAACTAGCAAATGCATTAAGATATTTATCTTCAAATGTTCCTTTATTTAGGCTATCAATAACATCTGGAAGTATCTTTTTGTATTTCCTAGTTCGCTTCTTACTTATAATAGCAAGTGCTTCTCCACCTTCAGCTCTCATTCTATGCTTCTTCTTATTCCTTACACCCAAATCAATATCATCACCTGATGCATGAGAGCCTCCTTCCAAGAACTCAAGACCTCCTTCTCCATATTCATCAGATTGGCTTGCTGTTACTTGTTTAGCTTTAATTTTGGCTACTGCAAATGAAGTCCACATCGTGGCAATAGCAGCTAATGCAAGAGCTGGGCCAACAATAGGAATTGAAGAGAATGAACTCCACAAATTAGCAGATGCTGTGACAAGTGAAGATGCCTGAGTAACAGTGTTCATTGCTTCTTGACGTTTTTGGGCTGCCTGCAGCATTTTTTGTTTTTCTTGCTGATTTTTCTTTTCTTGCTCTAATTCTTTTTTAGCAGTAGCTACATTATTAGCATAGCCATTATTGCGAGCCTCAACCTCGGCATCATAAGCTTTTTGTGCGGCCTCTACTCGAGCTTCAGCTGCTTCTACGGCCTGTTCAGCTAATTCAACTTCGGCATCCATAATGGATTGAAGCTGTTCTATTACTATATTTACAGCATCTTTTAGGGCATCAATCTGGTCATCATCAAAGCCAAGTTTCTCAAGCAAAGTACCGCCTAAACCTTTTTTACCGATGTTTTTAATAAAGTCATCAAGCTCAGATAATTCACGGTCGATGCCTTTAACCGTGGCTTTAGCAGCATCAATCTGAGCTTGACTCCAATCTAGTCCACCAGCTTCTGCTAAACGTATTTGTTCTTGCCATCTAGCTTTTTCTTGTTCAAGCTTAAATCGGGTTATCTCAGTTTCACTGCGCTTAACTTCATTAAATACAGCTTCATCAAGAGCTTGTTGCTCATCGAAGCTTGACATATTAAAACTACCAACAGTAATAGCCTTTTGTTTATCAAAAGATGCATTTATAGCGCTTGTAGGTTGTCTTTTAGCTTCTGGTAACTGAGCATTCTTAAGTAATGCTATTTGTCTTTCTACATCTAATCGCTTTAATGAATTGCTGAGTTCCTCATAAGAACCTTTTTTTGATACTTCACCTTCTAATTCTAACAACTCTAATAGCTGTTCAGCTTTTTGTATTTCTACATCTATATTGAGCAAATCTAGACTTAGAGTTAAGCCTTTTTGCTTGTTCTTTATAGCATTTTCTATATCATCTAGTGCTTTGATAGCTGTTTCTTTTTGGCTTTCTGTAAGCTTTTTATATTTTTCGTCTTGACCATTCAGTATTTTTTGGATTCTAGAATATTTATCGTTTAAATCGGCTATTTCTTGATTGAATGATGCAAAGGCTTCAACTCTGCGCTTCTTATTTTCATCCCTCTCAATCTCTGTACGGCTCTTTTGATATGCTTTTTCGGCTGCTAATGCCAGGTTATTTAGGCGGTCATCGGCGTCTCTTGGTGTACGACCTCTTTTATCTTTTTTGTGAGATTCTTCTAAGCCAATTTCTTTAAATAGAGCATCTGCTTGGTCTTCATAAAATTTCCATACGTTGAAATAGCTTTCAACTTCTTTTTCAAGAGCATCTGCATCTTTTTGTAAACTTTCTACATTTCTCTGCCTTTGCTTTTTTAATCTAGTCCCAAGTGACAAATCGGAGTCTGGCCCAGAAATGCCACCCCATAAAGCTTTAAAGTAATTTATAGTTTTGTCGAAAAAGCCGTACTCACGCACTTTTTCAAGTTCAGCTTTATTTTCTGCAACTAATAGTTTTTGGTATTGCTGGGACACAACATTCAGCGCAGCTTCTGCTTTAGCTCTTGCTTTATATGCGGCCACTACAGATTCAGTATTATCTACAAAAGCATTATTGGCATCATTTATACTATCAATGGTGATGCCTAATTTACTGAACTCTTTTTCATTATCTTTAATCCACTGTGTTTGTGCTTTTACGTTATCCCCTAAATCTCTCCAATTTTCAGATAACCTTCTTAGCACAGCTATTTGCTGACCGTATGCACCAGTTGAGCCTTTTCCTAATTCACTGTTTAAATCTTCTAATGCATCTTCAAAAGATTTTGCAGCGTCTCTACCTGCTAATGTTTTATCAATCCATGTGATAATTTCTTTACCATACATAGAAAACACGGTAAGTAGCACAACAAGTGCAGTATTCCAGCCAAACAAAGCTTTAACTATTGAACCTGTTACACTTATTTGCTTTTTTCCTTCTGCAGCTAATAGCTCATTTTGTCTTCTTAGTCTGTTAATTTCATCAACTACCATAGGTATATTGTTTGATATACCTAAGAAGAATGTATTAAGTGATACGGCAGCAGCAGGTAATTCTCGTACTACTTGAGAAATAGAAATACCTAAACCATCCCATGTTTTTTGATAATGACCTACAGACAATCTATAATTGCCTGTAGCTTCTTGCAATTTTATCATCTGCTGATAAATTGCATTTGTCTCAGCTTCAAGCTTTTTACCAGAGTCAGCAGCTTCTCTTTCGGCTGCAGACATTTGGTTAAGCCGTATTTTATTCAATGCATATTGAGCCGAAAGTCTATTATAAGAACCTTCTGCAGAATTAGCAATTGTAGCCTGTAATTGAGCAATCTGATTTGCTTCTCGTATTTGGGTTGAATAGAGTTTAAGCTGCTGATTTTCTTCTGACTGAGCATAGGCAAGTTTCTCTTGAGCCTGAGCTAATGGGTCTACTGTAGCTTTCTGCTGTTTTCTAGCAGAAGTAAGCTCAGCAATTTTAGCTTTTAACTCAAGTAATCTTTTACCTTCATCTGACTGTAAATAAGCTAATCTTTGCTCTGCCTTTTCTACTTCAGACAGAGTTTGGATATGAGGCTTCATTTGGTCATCAAGGGCCTTAATCTGATTTTTCAAATTAAGAATATCATTGAGTAGCTGTTGCCCAATTTCGCTATCTGCTCTTTCAGCCGCAGTTAAAGACTTATATAGCTCAACTGTTTGCTTTAGGTCAGACTTAAGACGGCCATAAGAAGATATAGCTTGCTGGATATAACGCTGCTGTTCTACAGTTGCTCTATTAGCGTCTGAAGTTTGTGCTTTAAGCCAAGCAATCTGTTTACCTGTATCAGATAAAGCTAATTTAAGCTCATTCTGAGCTCTTTCAAGTCTTGACGTAGACGCTGTTGCTTCATCGATAGCTTTACGCCCTTCACTTGTAGCTCCGCTAGCAGACTTAAGAGAATGTACAATCCTATCTGCACCTGCTCTGATAGCATTTACCATTGTCTCGTATGACTGATTGAGCTCGCCAAGTTGCTTGACAAGCTTTTCAATTGAGTCATCCGGCTCAATTATATCGCTATATTTTATCTTATCGTCTTCAGCCATAATTATTTCCTTTTATGCCGTTTAACACTCTTGCTTTCTGCTTCTAATTGCTGTTTTATATTATCAACAGCATTATAGAATTGAAGTACTGTCATCTTTTTAGCGTCCATGCTTGTTTTTTGAGCTATCAAAAGACAAGTACTTTCAAATTGCTTATCATATTTTATCTCAACAGACTCACTTCCTATGTATGATTTTGGAGAATGCATATTAAGCATTATCATATCTATGGTTTCTATCTGTTCAGAGTTATCAGATCGGAAGAGCACACGTCTGAA